CGACCTGCTACGCGTCGGGAAACCCGGCACCGGAACCAGCAGCGCAGCGGCAAGCTCGCGCTTGCCGGGCTTCTCTCGGTGAGGGCCCCAGTCGCCGGACAGCTGGCATGCCATCATGCGCGCGACCTGGCTGGCGTCGACACCGGGGATCAACGCCCCGGAAATCCAGACGCCTCGCGCGTTTTCCCCGACGCGTGCCGTGGCAACCACGGAACACGCATTGTCGTAGTGCTCCCGTCGAGCTGAACCTTTCGGACCCACGGGGGCGTGCCCGCAGTCCATCGTGATGGGACCAGTGGCAATCTTCGTGTATCCGCCACGACCGTCGTCAACCATCGTCGCGCGGTTCATCCAAATGCCGTAGTCGACGTTGCCCGTGGGGACCGTGACCCGCTTGTCCCGGTAACCACGGTGGGCTACCTGCTTAGGGGCGAGGTAGCCGAAGAATCGTCCTTCATCGGTCACCGTGATGGCGCCGATCTCGGGAACCTCTTTCGGCTCATCGAACCAGTCAACCGGGGGAAGATCGGGAATCGTGATCGTGTACGCCGAAGCGGTCACGAGTTCTTCCGCATCAAGATCGCCTTCGGATGCCTCAGGGACAACAGTCTCGTCATCCAAGTACACACGAGCTTCGACGAAGGCGGGGATACTCACCAGGTCTGCGGAACGGATACGACCGGAATGGTAGATGACCTTTTCAGCGGTCATGCACCGGGCAATTTCCGAGCCTTCGGCGTCTTCGGGTAGCTCCTCGCACCCCTCAGGCATGACGACTTCGACATCACCCTGGTTGCCGCTGTCGTCAATGATGGAGATGCCCGCGAGGAACCCGGGGTCCATCCTGGTGCCCATTTGCCTGGCCGCTTCACGCCCCCATGGGGAGTCCAGATCAAGCACGCCACGGGCGTGAATCTCGTTCCCGATGCGTTCAATGTGGTCGACACGGCCGACATCCACGGTGTTGCCGTTGTCGACCCCGCCGTGCGCGCGCTCGTACTTCCACCCGAGCGGAATCTCAAGTGATTCAGTCGCACCAAGTTCGGGCCAAGTCAGTGCACCGGGTGCATATTCCTGTCCGTCGTAGGCGGGTGCACCTTCAACGACGATCACGCCTGACCACGGGGCAACGTTCCGAGAGATCGGTACGGCACTGGAAGACTCGGACGCGTACAGCGCGGCCATCTGCTCTAGTGCAGCCTCGCGCGTATCATGACAGCCTTCGACTTCACTGCCTTCGGTCTTGACAACTGCAAACTGACCATCGGCACAGTCAGGATTGCCTGTCTGAATCTCCCAAGGCATGGGTTGCTCCTCTTCATAGGCGGCGGCGTTCAACGTGAGTACCGCGCCATTGTCGTCCAAGTTCAGGTCTTCGGGGTTGAACACCGCGAAGGTCGCGCACCGGCAGTTGATGACTTCCGACGCCGGTCCCGTAGGATCACCTGGGAACTGCAAAGGGAAGCCACCGACCGTAAACGGTTCCGTGAACGGAACAGTCTGATTGTCCGCTTCATGATGTGTCGGGCGCGTCCTGGTGTCCTCTGTCGCCTGCCATTCCTTGCGCATGACACCTGAGGGAATGCTGTAAGCCGACTCGAACCGCTGCATAGTGCCCATAGCCACCGTGTTACGTGCCCCGTGCACCTCGGTTCTGGCGATCATGCGCGCCCGACCTTCGGTCACACCGACTGCATCGCGAACACGAGCCGCGAGCTTCGGAATCGACTCCCCAAGCTCGGTACCTTCGACCAGCGCGGCACGAGCGTTGAACCACAACGCGTCACCGATTCCGACAAGACGGTTTCGTGCCTGCCGGAGGTACAGCTCGGTATCGAGTGCTTGATCCACCAGCAACGTAAGCGGATTACCGACTGCTTCGGAGAGGTGCGCGATCGTGGAAACGCTCGCACTCAGCATGTTCAACTCAAGCGCAGGTGACAGCTCAGCAGCCACGTACGCGGCCCAAATCGTCACGATGGCGTCCATCGCGGTTTGATCCGCCTCGCGCAACGCGCGTTCGATGTCCTCGGTACTCATCACTTCGATCATGGCTGCCGTAAGACCAGCCATGACCAGCGCTTCGAATTCCTCGGAACTGAGTTCGAGTTCTTCCAGTGTTTGCAGCGGAACGGTGGCCATCAGACTTCACCCGGATTCCGCGCTTGCGTGTTCACGGGGTCCTCGCTACCTGCGTCCGTCTCGGTCGACTCAGTCCCCATTTCGGGAAGTGCCTGCGGAGGGTTCGCGACCGCACCCACGCCAGCGCTTCGCAACTCAAGTTTCTTGGTCATGTCGTCAAGCTGTTCGGGGGTGGGCGCGTCCGACTCCGAGAACCCGGTTTCACGACGCATCGCAGGCCCGTTGATCTCCATACGGTCATACGCCAGGATCGCAGCATCAGACTTGTCTGGTCGCTGCACGATTTCGGACGGGTCGTACCACATGACGATTCGACCGCCATTGGGGCCCGTCAAGAGGTCTTCCCCTAGACGTTCCCCTTCGGCTCGAAGCACCGGGGTGAGGTAACCCTTCGTGAGTGCGTGGCAGATCATCTCCGCATCGGGGGCGATGTGAAGTTTGATGCCCGACTCTTCGACCTGTGCCGCTCCCCAGTGGTTCATACCAGATACACCGAGGAGAATGTCACTCGGAAGGTCAAGCGCAGTGGCAAGACGCCGGATCGCACTTTCGCGCTGTGGAATCAGCTTGTCATCGATGGGGTTCGAGAGGTCGAGTGCCATCATGACATCAGCAAGCTTGGTTTCGGTGTTGTCACCGAGGTCGACACCTACCGGCAGCTTCAGCGCCGCTTCGGCACTCATGGCGTCTTTGATACCACGTGAAGCGACTTCGACCAGGACTTGCGCGAACGGGTCCTGTCCTTCAACGCCTGTGGGGTTCGGAGTCTGCGGGAACGACAGCTTGCCACGGTCGTAGAGGAGGATGCCGTTCGACGCGAGGCGGGACACGGTTTCCGCTACGATGCGCTTATTGATGAGGTCAAGTTCGCTCATCGATCCGAGCGCATGGGCAGCTACCGAGGTCGCGCGGTACGAGTACCGCTCGTCGGGACGCCAGAACCTGACAACCATCGTGTCAGATCCAAGGTTGATCCAAGCACGCTGCGATTCACCGACACGGAGCTGGTACACGCCTTCACGCACACGAAGCTCGTCAGCGGAATAGACCGCCCAGATCTCTTCCCCGTCTTCATCTTCGTGCCCGACAAGCCAACCTTCACCGGGGACGTTGTAGTGAATCCCCATAAGCTTCATGAGCTGTGCTTGCCCACCGATGCCTCCCGCGAGCCGCGCAACGGCATCCGCTGCCGGTCCTTCGGCAATCGGCAACGGCTCGTCTCCCCCGGGAATGTACTCCGCCGCGAGGAGCCGCACACGAGAGAGCGCGTTGCCTTTCCAGTTAACGGCTGCCGAAAACTCTTCGAGACGGTAGTAGTAGTCCCACAGTTGATCCTGTACGGAGTTGTACTGCGGGTTGTAGGCGCGTGCAGGGGACAGCACGGAAGCGGACGCTATGAGCGTAGTGCCGAACGCCGGAAGTCCCATGTGTGCCCTAATCCCCGTCGATGCGCCCCAGGAACCCAACCACGGTTGACATCGCCAACCATGTAAGTATCGGGTAATTGAGTCCATACGCCAACGATAGTACCACCGTGAACACACCGCACACCCAGAATCCGAGGCACCAAGGGCACGACAGCATGAAAGCAAGCTTCGAATTCCACTCGGTCTGCGACCCGCGTTCATCGTGCTTCTCGTGCCATCGCGCTTCGAGACGCCAGCGGATACGCTCGAAGATCGGTTCCGTGATCTTGTCGGAGGTGACTAGTCGTGTCACTCGGTAAGCCGCGAGCGATGCCAGCGCGACTAGCCACCACTCAGGCATTATCAGATTCCGCCTTCGGCTTACGCGGCCACGTCTTGATCGTCGCCATCACGAGAGCACCGAACGGGATCGCTGCCGCGAGTAGTGCCGCCCAAAGCGCCACCTCTTCCGATGTAGCTCCGGTGTAGTAGGCGAACACTGCGATCAGTGCCGCTCCAAGTGCGTAGATGGTTGCGCGTGGTCCGCTCATGACGGGCACTCCGTTTCAAGGTTCTGTACATGCGTTTTCACGGCGTCAACTTCGGA